GACTCGCAGTTCAAAAGCTACTTGGTCGAATTTGGATTGACGCCGGCCGCGCGATCGAAAGTGAACGTGGACCCCGATGACAAGAAAAAGGACGACCCGCTCGGCAGCTACTTCGGCTGACCCTGTATCCGAGTATGCCCGTGAGGTCGTTGCCGGAACGCGCATCGCCGGCCCGCACGTGCGCCACCAGTGCGCGCGCCACCTGGCCGACGTCAATGAGGGTGCGAAACGTGGGCTGGTGTGGGACGTTGCCGCTGCGCTGAAGGCGATCGGCTTCTACCGAGACGTGCTGAAGCTGAATGGCGGCGACTTCGAGGGCAATCCGTTCGAGCTGTTGCCGTGGCAGCAGTTCGTCGTCGGCAGCATCTTCGGATGGAAGCGCGACGACGGCTACCGGCGCTTCCGCGTGGTTTACGTCGAGACAGCGAAGGGTAGTGGCAAGTCGCCGCTGGCAGCCGGCGTCGGGATGAAGGGCCTTGTTGCCGACGGCGAACCGCGCGCGGAGATTTACGCTGCAGCGACGAAAAAAGACCAGGCGATGATCCTGTTTCGCGACGCTGTCGCGATGTATGACCAGTCGCCAGAGCTGGAAAAGCGCCTCACGAAAAGCGGCACCGGCGAGAAGGCCTGGAACCTGGCGTATCTGGCCACGGGTTCCTTCTTCCGACCGATCAGCAGTGACGATGGCCAGTCCGGCCCGCGGCCACATATCGCCCTAGTCGACGAGTTCCACGAACACAAGACCGCCACCGTGCTCGAAATGATGCGCGCGGGGACGAAGAGCCGGCGCCAGGCGCTGATTTTCATCATCACCAACGCCGGTGCCAGTCGCAAGTCGCCGTGCTGGAACTATCACGAGTACGGCGCCAAGGTCGCGAGCGGCGAAGCGCTGGACGATTCGTTTTTCCCCTACATCTGCGCTCTGGACGAGGAAGACGATCCGTTCGAGAGTGAAGACTGCTGGCCGAAGGCGAACCCAAGCCTGCAGGATGCAAACCTGCCTGGCTACAAATACATTCGGGAGCAGGTGACCGAAGCGAAGGGCATGCCTTCAAAAGAAGCGATCGTGCGCCGGCTGAATTTCTGCCAGTGGACCGACGCCGAGTCGCCTTGGATCAGCCACGAAATATGGAAAGAGGCGCAGCTGGACTACAACGTCGAGTCGTTGCGCGGGCGCCGCGCCGTGGCCGGTCTTGACTTGTCGAGCACCACCGACCTTACCGGCCTGGTGTTCCTGGTCGAGCCGGTCAAGCCTGGTGAGCCATGGAAGCTGGTGCCGTATGCTTGGCTTCCGGACGACAACCTTGCGCGCCGAGCCCAGCAGGACATGGTGCCCTATGTGGATTGGAAGGCCGAAGGGCTGCTCGAGACGACGCCCGGCCGCGCAATCAGCAAGCGAATCATTCTGCAAAAACTGTCGGCCATGTGCGACTTCTTCGAGATCACAGCGTGTGCGTATGACCGCTGGCGTATCGAAGACCTGCAGCAGATGGCCAGCGACGACGGCATCAGCCTGCCGCCGATGGAGGCGTTCGGCCAGGGCTACAAAGACATGAGCCCGGCTATTGAGCAGTTCGAAACGATGCTGCTCAACGGCGAGATCGCGCACAACGGGCACAAGGTACTCACCATGTGCGCCGGCAATGCAGTGACGGTGCAGGACGGAACCGGCAGCCGCAAGCTCGACAAGGAGAAAGCGACCGGCCGCATCGACGTAATTCTCGCTGCCGTGATGGCCGCTGCCCTGGTCATCCGCGCGGAGCCGAAAAGCACCAAAATTAACCAAGGCTTCGTGATTCTCTGATGAAAAACCCATTCAAAATGCTGGCGGACGTCTTCTCGGACGCCCCAGCGCCGACATCGAGCGCGCGCCAGGAGCCAACCGTCGATGTGCAGAACGGCACGACGTTGGTCAAGTCGAGCGATCCCCAAGTGATTGCGATGCTGGGCGGCACGCCGGCCGCGTCAGGGTTCGCGGTGACGGCGGAATCTGCGATGCGAGTGTCTGCTGTCTTCGCCGCAGTGCGGTTGCTGGCTGGCGGCATTGCATCGCTGCCGGTGGCCGTCTTCCGCGAGGGTGATGAGGGCCGCGAGGCGATCCGGCCCGACCTGTGGTGGCTGCTCAACGAGCAACCGATCGCGAACTGGACAGCGGCCTCTATGTGGGAATGGGTCGTTCAGTCTATCTGCCTGCGCGGCGACGGGTTCGTTGAGATTGTTCGCTCCGGTGCCGACATCAAAGCGCTGCGCCCGCACCACCCGGACATGGTCAGCGTGCGGCGCGTGGGGGACAGCCTGCTGTATTCGGTCAGCGACGACGTTTCCAGCCTGCGCCCAGTGCATCAGGACGACATGCTGCACTTCCCCGGCTTTGGCTTCAACGGCACGCGCAGCATGTCGATCATCCAGTGGGCAGCGTTCCAGTCCGTCGGTATCGCTCTCGCTGCCGATACGTTTTCGGCCAGCTTCTACGCGAATGGCGCGGCGCCGAAGCACCTGCTCGAAGCACCTGGAGAGATGGGCGAGGAGCAGGCCGACCAACTGCGCGACGCATACCGGAAGAAAAGCTCGGGCGCGCACAACGCCGGCATGCCGCTGGTGCTGACGCAGGGCGTCACCCTCAAGGAAATGAGCATGTCCGCTGGCGACGCGCAGCTGCTCGAGTCCCGCAAGTTCCAAGTGATCGATATCGCTCGGGCCTTCGGTGTACCGCCTCATATGATCGGCGCGCAGGAGACGACCAGCTCGTGGGGTACCGGCATCGAGCAGATGTCGATCGGCTTTATCCGTTGGGCACTGCAGCCATACATCAACAGGATCCGCCAGGAGCTGAACCGCAAGCTGTTCCGCAGGGCATCACCATTCGTCGAGCACAAGATGGAAGCGTTGCTCGCGGGTGACGCGAAGGCCGAGGGCGAGCACATGCGACAAGCTGTTGGTGGTTCGCAGGGCCCTGGCTGGATGACGATCAACGAGATACGCAAGGGGAAGAACCTGCCCGCGATTGCCGGCGGAGACGTCTTATATCGGCCTGAGAAGTCCAGCAACCCAACAACAAAACCGAAGGAAGAAGATGAAACAACTGGTCCAACTGATCCGGAATAACGCCAAGCGCGAGCCGGTGCGCATCGCGGCAGAGGACCAGCCTGACACGCTGTTCCTGTACGACGTGATCGACCCCTATTGGGGAATCGGCGCCAGCGACTTCAACAAGTCGCTGGCTGGCATGGCCGGGAAGAAGGTCACACTGCGCGTGAACTGTCCTGGTGGCGACGTCTTCGACGGTCGCGCGATGGCGGCGGCGATTGCGCAGCACGGCGACGTGCACGCCGTGATCGAAGGCGTCGCGGCCAGCGCCGCCACCTTCATCACGGCCTCGTGCGCGACGGTCACGATTGCGAAGGGCGCGCTGTACATGATCCACAACGCCTGGACCATGGCGTATGGGAACAAATCGGACCTGCGCCAGACCGCGAACCTGCTCGATACGATCGACGGCACGATCCTCGACGACTACGAGCGCCGAAGCGGAAAATCGCGCGACCAACTCGCGGCCTGGATGGACGCCGAAACCTGGTTCAACGCTGACCAGGCCGTCGAGCACGGCTTTGCCGACTCGGTAAGTGAGGCTGGCCAAGCGCAGAACTCGTGGGACCTGTCCGCTTACAACAATGCCCCCAAGCCGCCGGAGCCAGTCGACGACGGCCAGTGGGAGGTTATCCGCCAGCGCAATCTGAACCGCCTGCGCTTGCACGAACTGGGATAGCGCGCTCGCGCAATCCAGCCACGCCGCCTTGAGCGGCTTTTTTTACGCCTATCACCAAGGAATATCCATGCAATCCATTCAAGCCCTGCGCGAGCAACGTCAGCACCTTGCCCGCGAATCCCGCAACCAGCTCGAGCAGAAAGGCACCCGCCAGTGGTCGAAGGAAGACCAGGCCGCCTTCGATGCCCGCTCGGACCAGATCGACGCAATCGAAAACGAGATTGCCGCCATCGAGCGTGTGATGGCCCTGGAAACCGAAAAAGATCACGGTGACGTCGAACAATTCCGCCGTAAGCCGGAAAACCGCGCTGAAGCAGAAAGCCGCGCAGCGTTCTCCAAGCTCCTGCGCCATGGCCCAAGCGCGCTGTCAGCGGAAGAGCTGCACAACGTGCGCAATGTCACGTCGACCGGCACACCGTCGCAGGGTGGTTACACGGTGCAGACCGATGTCGCTAAAGAGCTGATCGAGGCGCTGAAGGCGTACGGCGGCATGCGCGGCGTTTCGTCGAGCATCACTACCAGCCAAGGCAATCCGCTCGGCTACCCAACGTCGGATGGCACTTCGGAAGAAGGCGAGTGGATTGCTGAGAACGCTCAGGCGTCCGCTGCCGATCCGTCTTTCGGTACTGTCGGCCTCGGCGCCTTCAAGGCGAGCACGAAGATCATCACGATTCCGTTCGAACTGTTGCAGGACAGCTCGATCGACATCATCGCGATGGTGAATAAGCGTCAGCGCGATCGCCTGGGCCGCACCATGAACAAGGGCTTCACGATCGGCTCCGGCATCGGCCAGCCGACTGGCTACGTGACCGCCGCAAGTGTGGGCAAGGTCGGTGCCACCGGTAGCGTGGCCACCTTCACCTACGACGACCTGGTCGACCTGCAGGAATCGATTGATCAGGCGTACAAGGACGCTGGCACCTGCCGCTTCATGATGCACCAGCAGACCCGCAAAGTTATTCGCAAGATGAAGGACCCATCGGGCCGCCCGATCTGGGCCGAATCGTACGAAGCCGGCATCAAAACCGGCATTCCAGCACAGCTGCTCGGCGAAGACGTCACGATCAACAACGACATGCCCCAGCCTGGCGCCAATGCCAAGTCAATCGGCTACGGCGACTTCTCGAAGTACATGATCCGCGACGTGCTCGACCTGATCCTGTTCCGCTTCGAAGATTCGGCGTTCGCGTCGAAGGGTCAAGTCGGCTTCCTGGGCTGGGCTCGCGCCGGCGGCAACCTGCTGGATCCGAACGGCATCAAGCTGTTCCAGCACTCGGCCACCTAACCTCAACCCAATGCCGGCTGCGGCCGGCTTCCTCACCTGGAGAACAACATGGCAGAAGCCAAAAAAGTGAAAGCGCGCGTGCTCACCGCATGCGAGCTCGGTCAACCGAACGACGTCATCGAGATCGACGCGTCGGAAGCGAAGTCGCTGGGCGACGTGGTCGACACCGATCCGAAGGCCGTGGCCTACGCGGAAACGCTGGCAGCCGAGAAGTAACCCGGGGAGACCGCGATGACCCACCTGCACATGGCCCGCGAGGTCTCGACCATCCGCGTGTACTCCGCGCCGGGCGGCTACGAAGCGCGCCGGCCGTATGACGGAATCATCACGGTCTCTCACCTGACTGACTGGTTCACTTACGTGCACGGTGCCGTCGGCAAGGTCGACCGCGCCACCTACGAGGCGGCACT